TACCGTAAATCTGTCCCTGGAAGCAGGTGCGTCCGTTTCTGAAACTGTCCGGCTGATCCTGGATGAAGCCGGTTCGGGGATTCTGCTGTTGTCATTCCCGGGGAATGATCCTGTTCGCACACGCGGACAGGCTTTTTCAGGCAGGGCGGCGGAGTGCGTGGAGACAGCTTTGTCTGCGGCTTCGGCTCGTTGCTGCCTGACACCTTCTGGCCTCTGTATCATTCCGTCATCTGGTTTGCCGGTATCAATGGAATTGTCAGAAACGGATCTGATCGATGAACCGGTACTGGCAGGGAATCATCTGGTGATTCTTCGTACAAAGGTAATCGGATGGCCGCTGGGGAAGCAGGTTTCTGTTTCCTGGAAAGGTCAGAGGGTGGAAGGACTGGTGGTGGAACGCTGTGTGGATGCGGACAACATGGAAGGCAATTGGCAGACGGAATTGATGATTGAGGTGGGATCATGAAAGAAACACTGACACCCGCGGAAGTGCTTGCGCTGAAGAAGGAGATATTCTCATCCCTGCACTGCGCCTTGCCGGGGACTGTCGAATCTTTTGATGCAAATCGTGTGACTGCTGTGATCCGTCCGGCTGTGAAGAATACTGCCGGGATAGCGCTTCCGGTTCTGTATGATGTGCCAGTTTTTATGCCGGTTCCTTTTGAGGTCAATCCGGGAGATGCCTGTCTGCTTGTGTTCGCGGATTGCGATATTGATGTCTGGTTTGAAACCGGGGAGGCAGCCGTTCCGGTGTCCGGCAGGCAGCATTCATTGTCAGATGCTTTTGCCTTTGTTGGATTCCGGACTGCTGTACATAGGGAGGAAACATGATCTTACGGCCAACAGATGCTTCTGGAGATATCCTGCCGGTGCTCGGCGTTTCCGATATGATGACGGGAAAGCGGGCGGGAGCTGAATTGACCAGAGATTGGCTGAACCTGCATACGGGAGAATGGTGGGAGAACCCTTCCTGGGGGAATGAAATTCTTGATCTGCTCCGGGAATCCAGATTGACGGAAGCTGATCAGCAGGTGCTTGCAACTTATCTTTCTTCGTATATTCGTAAATTGCCAGGTGTACAGGATGTGCGGGATGTGGAGGTTTCTTTAGAAAACAGGCAGTTTCATTTTTCTTGTGAAGTGGAAACTGAAGAGGGTTCCGAAACAATCCATTACAGTGTATAAGGGGAGTGCATATGGCTTATTTTGTGCCGCATATTGATCGAACTGGTATCCATATGCCGACTTATGAAGATCGGTTGGGAAAACTGGTGGAGGTCTATAAGAGCATCTTCGGTATCGATGCAGAATTGACAGCGGCTGTTCCGGATTACCAACTGCTTTCCGTATTCGCGAAAGCTCTGGATGATGTATCCGCCCTGGTGCTTCAGGCATATAACAGCCGAAATCCGGCATATGCTTCCGAACAGGCTTTGGATTTGTTACTGCCTCAGTACGGGATCACCCGGGAAGCGGGTGAGACGGATGCCTCTGTGCGTGCCCGGATCCGGAATTCCCTGGCTGGCCGAAGTGCAGGAACGATAGATGCTCTGCTTGCCGCGGTGAAAACGGCCAAGGGTGTCAAGGATGCGGTGGCTTATGTCAATGAGACAGACAGTACGGATAGCATCGGGATTCCTGCGCATAGTATTGCGGTGGTTACCCGGGCTGGCGCGGTGAATGCGGTAGCACAGGCAATCTTTGATAAAAAGGCACCGGGGATCGGAACCTGGGGAAGTACTTCCGGAACAGCGGTGGATGTGGAAGGGCGGGAACATACGATCGCGTTTACCCGGTTTTCGGAAAAGAGGATATTTCTCCATCTGTATATCCGGGTATTAGACGGGGGCAGTCAGGAGATAATCCAGGATGCGGTGACTTCTGCCGTGACTGAATACTTCAATAACATTGGTCTGGCTGTTCCGTTGAATGTGCCACAGTTATATGGCGTCGTCTATGCTGCTGGGAATGGACAGCAGTTTGTCGTTTCAGATGTCCAGGTGAGTGTTCCGGGCGCTTCCGGTGTGATCAGGGATCTGGTCCCTTGTGCCTGGAATGAAAGAATTGCTTTGGCGCCAAGTTCTGGTTTCTCGGTTCATTTTGTGTAAGGGGGGATTGGTTGGATTGGCTTTCTCTTTTCCCGGGCACTTCCCGGGATCGGCCTCGTTTTATTGCATTGGCAGAAGCAGTGCTCCGGCAGGTGAGTGATTTTCTTCCCCTGATTGCACAATTGCAGTCGGGGTTTTCTTTTGCAGAGGCGGAAGGGATCCAACTGGATCAGATTGCAGGAGTGGTGGGACTAAGCCGTGCGGATATCGGTACGGATGTTTCAGATGAAATTTTCCGGGAATACCTGCTGGCCAAAATGGCCCTGTGGTTTTGGGACGGAACAAATAAAACTGTCCCGGATGTATTGGTTGTTGCCTTGCCGGATAGCAGTCAGACGGATAACAGGGATGGGACGGTGACAGTGAACACGGGCAGCAATCTTCCGCTGGGAAAGGTATTTCCTGTTCCGGCGGGAGTAGGGATTGTGACGAATCATGGATAAGGAGGAATGTGTATGATTTCAACACAGGCGCTCATTGATAAGTTCAGGCAAGCATTGAATGAAAAGTGGGGTTATATCTGGGGAACGGCAGGGGAAGCCTGGACGGCGGCGAAGCAGAAAGAACTGGAAAAGACAACGGATTCCAGCCGGGCCCAGGGACGAAAGTACGGGAGCAAATGGATCGGACACACGGTCGCTGACTGCAGCGGCATTTTTTCGTGGGCTTTTAAGAAAATGGGCGGGACGATGTACCACGGCTCCGACACCATGTACCGGAAATACTGCGTGAACAAGGGGGAACTGAACAAGGGGAAACGGACGGATCAGGGAACCCTGAAACCAGGCACCGCGGTCTTCGTATGGAACGGCAGCAATTACAGCCATGTGGGGCTGTATGTGGGCGACGGAATCGTGATTGAGGCCATGGGGACGATCAAGGGCGTGACCACAACGAAGGTCAGCGCCGGGAAGTGGACACACTGGGGAGAACTCACCGGCGTCGATTACGCCGGTGGGACAGAATCGGGTGTTCAGAAATCGGAAGTGAAAGAGAACGGCGGAACCTGGCCCACACTTCGCAGAGGAAGCAAAGGAAATGCCGTCAAGGAGTGCCAGGCATTGCTGGAAAAGTATGGATATGATCTGGGTCCCTGTGGTGTGGATGGGGACTTTGGCCGGATGACGGAAAAAGCTGTGCAAGCCTTCCAGAACGATCACGGGCTGAAAGTGGATGGCATAGTGGGTCCGGTTACAAGAAAGGAGCTGATGAAAACATGAACCTTGAAACCGTTGTAGTGGCGCTGATCACTGCTGGCTTTGCGTTTCTGGGAGTGTATATCAGCAACAGGAAACAGGCTGCCTTGGTGGCGTATCGTTTGGAGAAACTGGAACAGAAGGTTGATAAACACAACAGTGTTGTGGAACGCATGTATCGCCTGGAGGAACAGGTGAAGAACTTGCAAGCAGAAGTAAAAGATATGAAGGGAGATTGATACTATGAAGCTGAATTGGAAAGTCCGTTTTAAGAACAAGGTATGGCTGGGAAGCTTTTTCAGTCTGGTTGTCGGGTTTGTTTACAGCATGCTGGCGCTGTTTGATGTGTTCCCCGCGGTGACCCAGAACCTGGTGGTGCAACTGCTGAATCAGGTACTCACGTTCCTGGGACTCATCGGCGTGATCGTGGATCCAACTACTGCCGGTATTGGAGATAGTGAACGGGCGATGGGGTATGAAGAACCATGGGATGATGACTAAGAGTAAATGAGGACCGGCAACGGTCCTCATTAAAGGAGCTTTATGACGCATTATTATCTTTCATCCTGGACGGTGGATGTTCCGCACGATGAATTTACGGTGATCAGGAAAGGTAAAACCGTAGAGTACCAGATTGAACGTGTTTATTCTCCGGAATCCAAGGATACCCGGGTGAAAAGATGCGTAATCGGAAAAATCGATCCGGCGAACAGGTCCAGGATGTACCCGAATGAGAACTATTTCAGGCTGTTTCCGGAGAACAATGTGCCGGAACAGGTTCGGGATGCGTTTCTGCGCAAATGTGAATTTACAAGGGAAAAAGAAAGAATCAAAAAAGACCCGGATGAAATGGCAAGAATGGTTGCGGAGGGAATGAAAATGCTGCTGAAAGAAAACCGAAAGAATGGAGGGAACGGTGAAGGTATAATCGGTGCAGAAAAAAACCTGACTGATTTTATGATCGTCCGGGAGATGTTTGATAAACTGTATTACTATATGGATATGCTTGCAGAGAGAACGCCCAACGATATTGTGAATCTGTTTAAAGTCAGAAAGATCAATGAAGTATTGGAGGAATTCCGTGCGTATATCCAGGACAGTGAAATGAAGAAATATCTTCAGTTGATGGATGAACCTGTAGAAGAAACGGATGAAAAGGGAAATAAAACATTGACAGGAATGACGTATAGTGATGCAATGGTAGTGATGAAATGGTATAAGAGTATGCCCGGCTAAGATTGAAAACACTAAAACACTACACACAAAAACACTACCTTCTGGCATATTTTAAACATATAAAGCTTATAAAAAATATATGCTTGCAGCGTCGGAAAAGCGATGATTAGAAGGTGACAAACAATGTTCAATCCAATATATGATGCATTGGATGCGTATTACAATACACAATTTGTATTGGATGAAGATTCTCCTGATTATGATGAATCTGCTGTGATCTTTGATAATGGTATTCCACTTGAGAAAAGAGAAAACGGGATTCTGCAGAAAATAGAAACCCTTCTGGCGGAGGGCGTTGTCCTGAATGAAGCCCCAGATGGTTTCTATCCATTGAAGGCTGCTGTTTGCAATCATGATGCGTTGATGGTTCGGTATCTGATACAACATGGAGCGGATTGTCGAAAATGGCTGGGCGAAGAAGAAGAACCAGATCCGGACGTGAATAACTGGTATCTTGAGGCGGTTGATTCCAGTGCGATGGATGAATCTATTGTCACTAATCCGAATACGGCTAAGTTTGAAGCATTAATGGAAGTTGCATGCATCTTGGTTAAAGAAGGCGGCCTGCAGGAACCGTATGATGGTTATTGCCTGAAAGTCACTGAGGATAGAGAGATTATTCTCTGCCAGGCACAGGTTAAGTTCTGATAAGGTGAGTGATATGAAAAAGAATGAGAAGAAACTGAAGCCGTTTTCCACAAAGAAGATTGTTTATGATGATCTTGACAATATCCGGTATGGGAAGTTCGGCTTTAAAGATGAAAATAAGAATATCGTAATAGAAGCGCAGTATACTTGCTGCGGGGAGTTTTCATGCGGGCTGTGCCCGGTGGCCTTTCAGTCCTGGTATCTTACGTCGGAAGGTGTGCGCCGTGAGGAGCTGCACTGGGGATATATTGATGAGAATGGAAAAGAAAAGATCCCGTTCAGGTTCAGGGATGCCAGGAATTTTAATAAATATGGCGTTGCAGTTGTTTGTGATGAATATGGCTCAGGACATTAT